GCACGTCTTCCAGATTGGCTTGTCCTTCGACAACTGCCATCCGTGGGTGAATCGCTTGCGCCAGAGAGTCCAACTGGTTCCGAAGAATCGCTGACTTGATGCGCTGGATGTCCATCGTGATATCAGCCAACGACTGACCGAAGAACGTATGTGGCTCGGGGTCTGGGCAAAACGCTGCGAACGGAATGTGATCGAATGGCTCATTACGCATGACTTCGTAAGCGTCGCCCACACAACAGACCTTGCGTAGCTCCGCGATACCGTCGCCGTCGTAATCCGCCTTGATGTACGCTTCAATGTACAAAACGCGCTTGTTGGCGTCGTCCTTTGCTGTAATCCCTTTGAGCGTCGACACCGGGTTCCGTGTATTGAACTCGGAGTTGGTGTCGAACTGGAAGTCATCACCAGCGTGCTTCAACACTTCGTCGAAGTCGTATCCCATGGCAACCAGTTCAGAAACCGTCGCCATCTTACGGTGAGCAACGACTGTCGCCTCTTCCATCGACTTCGCTCGGCGATCAATCAGGAACTCTTCTGGAGGTAACGCCTCACACTTGATCTTTCCTCTCTTGATCTCGCGCTTCAGTTCCAAGTCGTAAACCATCGGCTGCTCGAACACGGCTGGCTGCAATACTGCGCCGGTCATCGGATCGATCATCTCTGGCTGGATCATGACAGGCTCGCCAACTGCACGCTCTTTCATCGCGGACGCGTAGACTTCTTCGTCTTGCATCAACAGATTGACGGCTTCCTTCTGGAGATCGGTGTAACTTTCGGTAACAACTTCTTTCGATTCATCCCAATAGAACTTGATGACGCCAGCCTTACGGATCAACGCATCCTTGAACGCGTTGTAAAGCAGCGTGAACCCTTTGTTCTCTTGCATGAAAACGTGATTGATGGAGTCGGTCGCCTGTTCAGCCAAAGCGACGTCCTCGGCTCCCGTGGGGACGAACTCGACGACCTTCTCTCCGGATGTGAATACTTTCATCAACGACGGCAAAATCGACTGTACGGTGTCGCGTACATCCATCGAGACAACGCTAGAACGTCCTTCTTCTTCGTCGCCGAACGGGTCGCCTCGGTAGTATTCGGAAGCCGTGTTCCGATCAAGCGAAATGCTGTTGTCGATGTAATCGATCGCGTCTTGAACTTCGCCGGTGACGATTCCTTGGAACTCGGTTTCCGCCATCTCGTTTGGGTTTTCGATTAAGTCGCGCTCCTTCAGTTCGCTTTCGACTTGATCGATTGGTGATGTTTTGCCGTATTCGTCCATCTTCTTACCTTAAAGTGGTGAAAGGAGTCCGGTTGCTGTACGGATCGCATCTCGTCCATACCCTTCGTCCATGTATCCGCCTTGAGTATACAACCTAACTAGTTCTTGGTCAGACAATCGTGGCATACGGTAGTCCGATCCCATCAATTCAGAAATCGCGTTGATCGTGTCTGGACCAAGAAAATCAGCCGTCCCGACGATCGCTTCGCCGAGCGCGGAACTGACTTCAGCAGGCACTGCGAGCAACGGATTCAACTCACCCGCTGGGGTAGCGGCTTCGGATGCAAGCAACCCAGCAGCTGCACCAACTGGCGCTGGGGATGCCATGATGTTTGGATTACCTATTTCGTCTGGGTCGAAAGCGGCGCGGTCGCGGTCGCGGATATTCGCTCTATCGAGAATGACGACTTCATCCACATTGCCTGTCCGCCGGTTAGTCATTTCGATCGTTGTGTATCCTTGATCGGCCAGCCTCTTGTTGGCTTCAGATGCCGCGAGACGATACGCCATCCGGGGGTCAACGCCTTGGTCAATAAGGTCTCTGGATATTTCAGCTTTGAGTTCTAGATGCTGCTGATAAGTCGCCGGTTTGTTTTCTGTTACCAAGTTATAACGGTTGTCGCCAAGTGACGTGGCGTAATCGTCCCTAGGCGTAACGTACACTCCCGGACCCATACGACCACTTTCCGATGGCTTGAAATCCAATATCCCAGATACCGGGCTATTATGAATCATGGGGTCATCAAATGCTTTCCCCTGCTGCATCGCTCTTTCGCGCCTGCTCGCCTCGTCCATCGGCAACTCTCCAGTAGCTATCTTGCGAGCCGTTGACTCTGGATATCCTGCTTCAACTAAGCGGCGAATCGTTGCTATCAAACTCATTCTGGAAAATACCCAAATTCGTTCAAGTCATTGCCATCGCTAAACACATCTTTAACTTTGACCTTCTTGTAAAGCACTTTACCCGATTCATCACCCATCGGCCCGTAACCAGATGAAGCGTGGTCTTCCGCATACTTCTTACTTAAAGTAACAAAGTCACCGGAATTGATATCGTCAACATCCTTCGGCACACCACGATAAATCGTGATCTCTGCATCTGGGTCGCCGTATGCTCGACTAATCGCATCATAGCTTTCGTCATCGTAATCTGGGTTCCCGCTTCCGTAGTATTGCTTACCTTGAGGGCTATATAAGTCACTAGGGAAGAATCCGTCACCGTCAGGTCCAACGGTCAGATCATCAAGTCTTGCACCTCTCGTTGGCTGATGCGCCATGCGATAAGCCGTGTCAACTGCGTCTCCTGCTACGCGAGTTGCCGACCTTGCTGGGACGAACGGTAAAAGTCCAGCAGCGGATAGCGCGATATTCGCTGGCGTGATTTCCTCTGGATTTGCATAGTAATTGTATGCATCTGCAAGCAGCCCCATAACATCTCCAGCGACTGGAACGGGAGATGAAGCTAGTGCAGCGATGTCCAACAAACCTTGTCTGTCCATTACTTCTTCACACTCTTCTTTCCGGAACACGCCCAACGCTTACGCGATAGACGTAGTGGTGAATTGGGGTCTTTGGCGGCTTTCGGGTATTGCTTCATCTGCGCTGCCGATCGAGCGCAGTAGGCGTCGCCTTTCGCAGTACCGGGAGCGACTTTCGCACCCTTCGCGCCATATGACACTTTCTTACCTGTCGAGGTCACTTTGACCCTTGCTTTACCTTTTGCTGGTTTAGCCACGTCCACGCACCTTCGCTTTTTTCGTGTTCGCGACCACAGTCTTACCTTTCGACCCTGCCGCCTTCTTCTTCCGCGCGGTTGCTGCACGCTCCGCACGCGTCAATGATTCAGCCTTGGCACGCGGTAAGCAGCGATCGGGGTTCTTCTTGTTCTTGGACGTCCCGCATTTCCCAGCGATCTTTCCAGTCGTCGAAATCCGAACCCAATCTTCCTTCTTAAACCAATCCGACAGGCTCACGAATACTTCCCGCCGCGCTTCTTATACTCACGCACCAGCCACGCATTCGCGTAAGCCGATGGGTAGGTATCAAACTTTTTTTTCGCCTCAGCCTTCACACGCGAATACAACGTCTTGTTTGTCGGCGTGGGCGACTTCGTTTTCTTGGCAGCCACTACGCGGTCCGCGTACCTTTCTTCGATGAACGCTTGGCGACCATCTTCTTTGACTTCATCTTGTCAGCGGCTTTTTTAGCTGCTGCTTTACCAGCTGCTGTATATGGATATTTCTTTCCTGCTACGTTTGGCATCTAAACAACTCCCTTGAGTAATCGTCTTAATGGCTTCGTCCACGTCGATCCCGACGCAGAACCGTAAATTCCAACAGCCGCATCACCGGCTAAAGTCAGTATACACGCATCTGCCATATCGGGCGATGCGAGACCGCGCTTCTTCATTTCGTCCTTCGATTCGACGCGTAAGCGTCCAGAACTGTTGAACGTATAACGCGGAGCCGTCAGATCGGCCAACAGATCATCATCCTTTGGGATCGCGCAATTACGCTGTTCCAGCCAATGCTTCATCTTCCCCCACAACTCCGCACGCAGATTCACATACGACGACTTCATCGCCGGGGTCTCGGAGACGTTGATCCCGACAGCCGGTAACCCGAGTTCTCTGAGCCGATCGACGACACCCGATCCAAGACCGATCGAATCAACATAAATCGATACAGGTCGATCGTGAGTCTCTTCTGCGTCGTATTCGCTCTTAATCGCACCAACTAATTGCATCAAATCCATGCCGCGCCACTTCTTCACCTCGGTGATGACGTTGCCCTTCTTCTTGGCTAACGCGGATTTATCGGAGCCAAATCGGGCGACATCCAGACCGTAAGTCATCGGCGAGAACTGATCGACCTCGATATCACGGGTCATCGCTTGCTCGACAACAGAGAACGGAATCATGGTGTCGTCATCCGCCAGTGGGAACTCGCCCAGCACGCGGACGCGGTACGCATTACTCTCTTCCCCGTACTTGATCGCCATCTCGCGGACGAACTCCTTGGAGACGCGTTTCGACTTCTCGCAGTTCACATGTAGCGTGAACCATTCGTCGCGCAGGCGGTTGTGCGTCTCATAGAAGTACCCGGTTCCGCGTACAGGGTTACCGAGCAAAATAGTCACCGCCTCATGCCCGGACATGGAACCGGCAGCTGCTTCAAAAACAGCCTCGGGAACACCGGATGCTTCGTCGGCAACCAGCATGACGTGATCCGAGTGAATTCCCTGCAAGGCTTCAGGCTGTTCGGCGCGTGACGTTCTGGCGGATATAAACGCCTCCGTGGGGGACGGTCGCAACTCAATCCGGTCAGACTTCACTTCGAGCAACTCTTGCAGCGCTTTCGGCATCTCTTTCACCCAACGCTTAATCTCAGCAAACAAGGCGTCAAATAACTGGCTGGACGTGGGGGCGGTGACGACGACTTTGACTGGATATCGCGTCAACAGATACCAGAGCATCGCCCAGCTAGCAGCTGTGGATTTGCCGACTCCGTGACCCGAGCGGACAGATATTCGTCGGTTGTTGTCGCTGATCGCCTCAAGGAACTCGCTCTGCCATTCATCAGGGTCAGCCTTGAAGACGTCTTTGACGAATGAAACGGGGTCATGCCTGTACTTCTTGATGAAGTCGACGAATGGATTTTCAGAATTTTGCGTGTCGCTCATATCACTCCTAGCGTGGGTACGGGGGGCGTCCGTCGGTGTGTGTTTACCAGCCACCGTCGCCGCCCGTCAAAAAAAACGACCGGGGGGGGGTCGATCGACCGACTTATCCACAGATGACCGTTTTTTCGTGTTCAATTTTTGACCATCTGACCGAGAACGAAATGTGACTTGTCCACAGGGTCGAAACGATGTCAATAAAATCAACGACTTAGCGTCAATACTTACCAACTTACTTCGGCGCATAACTATCATTATGTTAAATCGTCCAAACGCTGCCGGTCACGATCGAGTCGACGAACGGACGATTACTCGCGTGCGCGTATGTCCGTCGGTGTGTGATCCCTTAGTCATTTGCATCATTAACCTCTTTGAACTCACCTTCGAGCGTTAAGCCTTTGATCGCATCAAGATAACGCTGTCCGATGTTCACCTCAGCGTTTATCTGCACCTTCTCGCCCCAAAGATGCGGATCCATGCGTGAAGCGATCCAACGCTTGTTCTCAGCGATCACACGCGCCCTAGCAGGATCGAGATCACCTTTCCTGACCTCGGTTAGCATCTCCTCGATGTCCGCAACGTGCCACTCGGCTCTCGAAAGCCTTGCACGCTCATATCGCTCTTTCCTAGCAGGATCACGCGCTACCCAGTCGTTGACCGTGTTGTACGCCATGTCCTTACGTTTACACCAAGCGTGAAGCGATTCACCTTGCGCTACGCAGTCAGTGATCTCAGTTTCTAGTGCCAGCGGATCAGCGCTCATCTCATACCATCGCTCGCGGCGTTGCATGTTCTTCGGCAACCGCTCGCCCATCTCACCCTTTGCGACTTTACTCGTCATGATCCACTTGCCTCACTTTTAATACGGATTCCCAGAATGTTTGACGCATGGCTTCGATTCCCCCGAAAAGCATGAACACGTCCCCCTCCTTTCCGCCAAACCAAAAAACCGGCTCACCGTCTTCTTGGATAATCGTAAGCGCAAATGCACGCGGAACAATTGCGCCCGTATCGATATCATCAGCCACATCAAAGAGCATCCGTTCAACAGCTGCCCGATTCTCATCGTCAAAGTCTCTCGCATCAAAAGGCTTCCCGTTTATCCCAATTACCTTGTCTACCACGAAGCATCCTCGATCTTCCCGTTATCAACAGTAGTAGTATACGCGCCTGCGCGTTGTTTCAAATGGTGCAACATCGATTGATGCTCGCGCGCCATCAGTATGATGTCAGCAGCTGAGTAGACGACCACACCGTCATCAAGTTCTTTCGACAGCTGCGAGGCCACATACTCAACGTCAGACGGATTCATCACCGCGACCGCGCGTCGATCGTCCACACGAACGCCGAGATCAATCCAACACATATCGTTCGGCGAGTACCCGGCTTCAAGCGCTTCCTTCTCAACCGCATCAATACCTCTCTCCATCACGCCTGCGCGTCTGGCGATCTCAATGTCATCATCGCCTTCCAGCGCCGCGTTAAACTTCACTCGCGCAGCCTCCATCTTATGCGCCGTCTCCACGGTCGCTCGCGATACTAATCGCACTAGACTGCCCCAACGACCAACGGCTTCGTTCCGCCTGCGCTCCCATGCGCTTAACGCTTCCTTCCTAATGCTTTCCTTATAACCACTCATCGAACCCACTCCCCTTCATCAAAATGTTTCACGGTCTCACGCCGGTTTGCAAACGCTCAAGCATCCCAACGGAATGTCGTCGGCGACAAGCGACGACTTCCGTGTATGCGCGAGCAAAAGACAAGACCTCCGCCAACATCCGCCTACCTCCGTAAAACCGTGGCGGAAGTTATCTATTTCCCTATAGGCGATTGAACTACTTCCGCCTGCCCTTTTCCGAACTTCCGCCGACTTCCGCCGACTTCCGCCTCTCGCCAAATATCCGCTCATAATTACCGTCAAATTTCTTCCGATCTGTCGGTCTCTGCGTGCTTCCTTTACCGCTCATGCGACCTCCCATTCAAGATGTTTCACGGACTTCGTTCTTCTCTTTCAGCTTGGCTTCGACCATCTTGGCGATCTCTTCCACTTGCTCATACTCTGGTTCATACAACGCATATGTCCAAATATGCATAATCTCTTCCCTTGTTAGTCCAACCCATTCGTTCTGATTCACTTCTTTGCTCATGCCACATAACTCCATATCTTAAAGTTGACGATCTTGCTCACGTTGGTCTTGGTCACATCGAACTTGTCTGCGATCGCCTGCAACGTCAGCCCTTCTTTCCGCAATGCTCGGATCAGGATCACGTCCTCCGGTTCCAGCTTGCGCGTGTTGTGATTCCTCCAGTAGCTATCGCTGCTCATACGACCTCACCCCAGCGTTTGCTCAGATATTGCTTACTCAGTTTGAGGTTCCAGCTGCTTGCGATCTCTGAGGCGTCGCTGTTGACGCCTGTCCCTTCCGCGAGGTTACGCCTGCGCGTCAGTTCGTATTCATCCCTGTTCAGCCGTACCCAACGCTTCACCTGATAGATAGAAGCGTGTGCGCGTTTAGCGATCTTGATGTAACTGCGTCCGTCGCGATACATCGTCACGATTGTTTTAATTTGCTCGTCAGTCATCGATAAACCCTCGTTCCTGCGTCTTCACGATCTCCGGTCTCTGCACCACACATAGCCCTTTCTGCTTCGTCTTCCCGCTTAATTGCTCATTCGCCAGATACCCATCGTCCATCCATTCAGCGACCATGCGCTTGGCGTAGTTCTTATTCAGATGAACGTGATCGATAATCCATCGCACCAGATAACGGTCTCCCGTCTGCGCGGCTGCGCTGAATGGGTTCTCCCGGTTCCAACGTAGCTCGACCTCGCTGAATATCTTGTCGATCTGATCCTGCGTCATCCTGCTGGCTGCTTTCTGCGCGTCCTCGATCTCTCCGGTGCGGTCCTCAAGTAAACCGCTCTGCGATCTCGCGTAATAGCGGACGTCCCTGTCCGCGATGTCGTTGGTCTTCACCACGCACCCACACACAATGCTTTGCTTATTGAGTGGTAATGAAAGCGCCTTACATGGAGTGATCTCTGCGTCTCCGCTGATCCCCCACATCGCGTACACAAGCCTCGCGCCATCAACTAGGGCGGTACTACCTCTGATCGCTTCACGCGCCTCCTCAGCCTTCGTGATGCCGTTCAAACCATCTTTCCGCATATGATGCGCGACAATCAACGTCGCACCCGTCCGCGCGCAGATCGAGGACATCGCTGTCCACCAGACTTGCGCTGCTTTCGGGTCCGCGTTGACGTCCGCCCAGCAAAACGCCTGCAACGGATCAATGATGACCAACGCCAGATCGTCAATGCGTCCGATCTGATCCATCAGGTCGTGGTAATGCTCCGTCATACTGACGACGCCCATCCCTTCGTTGATTAGCGCAATAGCTCCTGTCGCGTCGGGTATTGGGACAACCATGAGGCGCTCAGACGCTTCTTTGATCTCATCGGGCGTGGCAATCTGAGCAAGCCTGCGATGTACCGAATCGGCTGAGTCTTCCGCTGTGAGCATGACCACTGATCCGCCTTTGCTGACTTTGCCGCCAAACGCATATTGTGGAGTCGCGAATGGATCGTCCTCCGCGTAAAGGGCGACTTTGAGAGCCAGATCGAGCAAAGAGAACGACTTCCCCGTACCACCCGATGCTGCAAGTAAAGCCGGTGCGGACGCCGGGAAGATTCCCTCAACAAGATATTCCATGCTGGGCGGTTCGCCCGAGAACTGCCTAACGTGCCAATCGTGAATCCTGAGTTTTGTGGGCGTTTTAGCCTCTGCTTCAAAGGCGTCCACAACATACTTTCCGAGAATCTCAGCGGTCGATACGTCCCCGTCGGTGTGATGATGTGCGGTTGTCCTTTCTTCTTCTTCATTTGGTCTGATCCCCATTGCTTCCATTTTGGATTGAATGCTATTAAGCGTTACCAACTCTCCACGCTTGGCGCGTGCCAGTTGATACGCTGCTTTCTCACTGAATGCCGAGATACCGCGTCCGTCTTCTTCAAGCGTCCGCCCGTTACGCGTCGTCACGCTCATCTCGTAACGCGACCATCCATGCTCGATCAGTTCGTCCAACGTCGGCAGCGCTAACGTCTGCTCGTAGAACTGAAAGATCGTGTTCAGAATGGTCTTCATCATCACGCCTTCGCGTCCGTCTTCCACACGTCCAAGCGCCCCCAGAGTGGTCGGTGCTTCGTATCTTCCGGTCTCTCCGTTGTGATGCCCTTCGACCATACCGAGTAACCAGCTGGGCGAATCTGCGATATCGTCGTGATCGTATTCGTATCGGCGTCCGCTGACGTGCTTGCTTGGTGCAGCGACAACGAATCCGCCTTCACCTCTGACGTCCACACCCTGACCCAGAACATTCTTATCCGTCCCGATGAACATGCCATCAGGCGCGCGGAAGAATAAATGCTTACCGCCTGACCCGGTGATCGCAGTGGCTGTTGGCGGTAAATCGTCGTGCGCCATCTGCACGTTGTCCAAGGTCTCGATCCCCGACTTCCCTTCACCGACGTCAACGTCGATAACAAATATGTTACCGCTGACCGACCCGGTGACGATGCCGACGCCGTGTGCGTGATCCATCCCGTCGAACCACATCTGCAATGTGTCATCGTCCGCGCGCTTCTTTGTGTATCGCTGCCAGTTGATCGCGGGATGCTTTCCGGCGCTGTGACATTGATCTTTCTTCTTGCACGCGCATACACCCATCTCGTCGACTGTGTACACCGGGATGACGCTAAACCCTAGCGAGTGGTAGTACCTCGCATAGTCTAAATTTGTTGTTAGATTATCCATCTTCTATCCCCGAGCGAAAAAAACGCCCCCCGAAGGGGGCCAAGAACTTTCATCTAGCTACTCACTAGCTAGGCGTCTTCCTCGCTCTGGAAGTTGGTTTCCCCTTAAAGAGATCAGCTGCGTCCTCGATGCCGACGTTGATCGCCAACGTGTCGCCACTGCCGAAGTACAGCGTCGAGCGCCCCTTCAGCCTCTCTTCGATCGCGCGGACGTGATCCGGGTTAATTAAGAACACCGAGTTATCCGGTGTTGTCACTTTGACAAACATCAGAACTCCTCGTCCGACTCAACTGGCTTTGCAGCTGGTGCGGTCTCTTGCTTAGGCGTTGGTGCTGGTTGCGCGCTGCCCTTCGGGTTTCTGATCTCAACAGCGACCCGCGTGAACTCGCTTGGTCGATCGATCATCTTCTCGATGGTGAACTGAATGTCACGCGTCGTCCCCATGCCGACCTTCTTTGAAGGCGCTCCAGTGACTCGAATGACCGGGCATTTGCCAGCCATCAAATCATCCAGATGATCCTTCTCGCACATGTTGTACACGCCGGTCGCAAAGGCTAAAGCGCCTGCCGCATTGCTGCTAAACTCGCGGACGGTCTCTTCGCCCCACAACTTACGGCTCATCAGTTCCACGGCGAACCCACGCTTCCACTCCTTAACCGGAGCGTTTTGCGGATTCGGATCAGCGAGAGGCTCATACAGTGACGGCCACTCCAACCACTCTCGACCAGCGTCGATCTTCAGCCATCCA